AGCTTAGTAATTAAACGGCAAGCGAAAGCGAGCCGTTATTTTTTACTTAAAATACATATCAAAAATATTAAAAGAAAAGAGGTAGTTAATTATGTGCAAAATGTTTGAAGTAGTAACAGGAAGAAAGTCAAAGGGAAGTGTTGACAAGTTAGAAGGTCTTACAAAGGCATACACTGATATACATGAAGACATTGCAATTATTAGAATACCTGTTGAGTTAATGGAAGTTGATTCACGGTATCAGACAGACGAAAGAACGGAAAGGGATTTAAAATATCTAACTAATAATTGGGATGAAAGAAAGCTCATGCCTTTACTTGGTGTACCACATTGGGAAGAAGGCAAAGTGTATATAGTTGATGGTTATGGAAGATGGATTGCAAGTCAGATTGTAGATAAGGATAAATATAAGGATTTAAAGGTGCAACTAATTTTAAATGCACCAACGGAAGATTCTGAAAGAGTTGCATTTGAAGCTGAATTATATGCATTTCAGGGTGTATCAGTTAGAAAGGTAACGCCAATTCAGAAGCATGGTGCAATGCTTGTATTACATGATCCAGCAACGGAAACACTTGAAAAAATGAAAAATATCTATGGCTTTGAGTATAGAGAAAATGCAGGTAATAGAGGAAGTGGAGTTCTTGGTTCATATACAGAAGCATTGAGTCTCTGTTCAATCGACAATGGAGCTTGTGCAGAATATGTATATGACATAATAAGAGATTCTGGATTTGATAGAAAACATAGCGGATATGTAAGTTATATAACTCGTGCATTAAGAGATATGTATAAGTTATATGCACAGGATAGAAGCGAAACAAAGAGTTTTTTATCAAATGAGTTTAGAAAAATTACACCAGAAAATTTAAAGGCAAATGCTTGTGCAAAATATCCTATTTTAGATTTTAGAACAGCGGTATCTCTTTATGTTGAGGATATGATTGTAGAAGGACTTGGACTTGAACAGTCAAGAGTGATTGAAGGTACAAAGGTTATATTTATCAAGAAGAGAACAGCATAAGAGAGAACATATACATATAAAGCTGCACTATCAGGCTATACGGGTAACAGAAAGGAGTGAGATTTATGCACAATTTTAGAAAGTCAAAGCGAATGCGTGACTTTGATATGATATTACGGAAGAATGGATATACGCCGACAAGGTGCAAGGGAAGTCATTTCGTATATATCAACAGAAATACGCATAGGATAATGCCTGTTAATAAAGATTTAAACGACATGGTAAGACAGAGATTAATTAAAGAGTATAACTTGGAGGTGTGATATGAAAGAAAATCATAGAGAAATATTAGTGGTATCAAACACAAAAGGCAAAAAGTTCTCTCTTATTGAAACAAGTGATAATTATATTGTTGCTTGCGGTTATGATTCATCCCAAAGATGGGGTAGACAGTGGGAATATGGTGTGTATTACATGTTTTCAAACGACAAAGAGAAATTAGTTGCACTTAATAAAGCAACTGAAAAGCTGTTTGAAAAAGTAAATAAGAATTATATTTCACGGACAAGACTTGAAGAACTTGCGACATCCTTTAAGGACGGACTTATTTCCGATGATAGAGAAAGTGCGTTTGAATTTTTTGAAAATTGTTGTGAGATGACAGATAAAGAGAAAGAGTGGTTCGGTATTGAAGAAGATAGTCCAATAGCAAACACAAAGTTCGAGAATCCTATGTACAACAAGGGATATGATGATGGATTCTCTGATGGTGCAAATAATGCAGATATATAAAAACATAGGAAAGATTGGAGAAAATAAAATGAAATATAATGATTTCACGAGCGGAGAATATGTGAAAAAAGAAGATGTAATGACATATTTAAGAGTGTTTGATTGGACTATGCCAAGAGAAGAGTTAATTGAGAAATTTAAAGGCATTTCATCTATTACTCTTAACGACCAGGACATAAACAAAGTAAAAATAAATAAAGTGTTAAATGGTGAATGGAACAATGATTAATTAGAAATGGATAATTCATAAGGAAAGGTAAAGGTAAAATAATGAGTTTTCAGGAATTTGAACGTAAATACTCTTATCTTTTATCTTGGGAAGATGCAGAGAAAAAGGTAGGACGAAAATTAGATTGGAATAACAATTTTGATTGTTGTTTATATCATGATTTGTTAGTAGAAGCTGTAAATGCAAAGTAAATGCGTGTTTCTTATGGAAAGGAAAGGTAAGATATGAGTAGAAAGTATGATATTAGAATTTGTAAATGTGGACGGATTCATGCTATCCCAAATGAGAGGATTGAAAAGGCATTAGATGCTGATAAAAACTTTCTTCTTATTTGTGCAGCATGTGGAAATGCAACTCTGATTGGTGCAGATATCGCTCCTGATTGGGACGATCCATCAAAAGATTGTTATGAAATGTATTCGAGAGATTTTTCTTCATACAAAGATAGAGTAATTAATACAGATACATTTAATGAAAATGAGAAAAAAAAGGCAGTAGAAGAAATTCTTTACAGTCACGGAATTAAAGTTCCTATGAAAACAGGTCAGTATGCAACAGACTACTTTAACGGCAGATTTTCTGATAGATGGTATCCTGATTTTTATAAAATTCAGAGAACGGATATTACAGTAAAGGAAATTATGAACTTTATTGATGAATACACACACGACAGAATTACAGTAAATATGAATAGATTCATCAATGAAACGCCTGATGATGTGCTTGACGAGTTATCCAATTATCTGATTGATGGGTTAGATTGGAAGGGAACTAAATTTGAGAAAGAGTGGCACAAGTAAGAAATTCGCATTTCAAAGGCAGATTGGAGGAAGCATTATGAGATTTTGGCGAGAAAACAATGATACATTAAACAAAAGAGAGACGGCGATTTTGTCAGCGTGGAATAAAATTTCAGAATATGTAAAAGAAAATTATACAGGAGTATTTACTAATGGTGTATTTTTTGAATGGAAACACGAAGTATATTACAAAATTGCATTTGGTGTAACAAAAGATGGAGTTGCATATATTGCAAAGGGAAGTCATGGTTGGGCATATGATGATTATATTTTCCATCCAAATCATGAACCTCCATATTTTAAGAATGCTGTTATAGGTAATGCTGAAGAGGTTATACAGGACTGGCAGAAAATAAAAGGAATATTGGAAAGTAAGGCTAATCAAGAAAAGAATCTGTACAGCTTTACAGTATGAAGAAACTAAGATTTCTTGGTATGATTGGAGGTAAAAATCAATGGAAAATAAGCCTTATGCTATAGCAGTACGGATTTATGAATCAAATGGAGTAACAATGGCAGACATTAAGACTTCTCCTTGTGATGGTTTGAGAACAGAAACAATCGTCTGGACAAAACCAAACGAAAGAGAAAGGTTTTATTATAATGGTTACACGTTGATTTATGATGAACGAATCAAAAATGTAAAACCTTTTGAAGAAATTAGATAAGGAGTGAAGAGAAATGACAACTATTGAAAAGTCAAAAGAGGACGCACGGAACTTAAATGAACTCACGGATCATCTGATTAAGCTGATTGAATCGAATGACAAGCGGTTCTCATTTGAATTTTGTGCAGGTGGCACAATGGAGATTTACGACAAAGAAAAAGAAATCGGGTATGTAGTTCACATTGCACCGATTGAATACGATGAGAACGGAAAAGCAATAAATTTATAGCAACCGCAAAGGCAGTTAGGAGAATAATCTACTAGCTGCCTATTTTATTACAAGGAGGAACACAAAATGTTAAAGGTAAATGACAAAGTGAAAGTGCATATGTACGACACATGTAACAGAGAGATTAAAACACGGAATTATGGAACTGTGTTTACAGTGAAAGAAGTAAATGGAAAACTTGGTATTGACTGGAATACAGAGAAAATACCAACAACTTGCAACGGTGAAGTATTTGCACCGTTTGAAACATTTGCACCTACAGTACTTTTCGAGAATATAGAAAACGAAAAGATATATTATTGGAGCAATATTAAAAAAGGAATTGCAGAATTGGAGGTTTAATATGAGCAGATGGTTATATGATCCTGAAACGGATTCACGAAATAGAAAAGAGTTTACCTATAACTCACCAATACATGAGAACGACACATTGTTCAGTGGTTTCTCATATAGAGAAATTATGGATGTTGTAATTGCAAATTATGGTCACGACATTACAGAAGAACAGTTCGACAAGGCACTTAAAGAGTTTATGGATATACGAATTGAGGATATGAAAGAGAACTTAATGATGTGTAAAGCGAATATGTTAAAGGAAATAAGAAAGGTGTGATTGTATGACAAGACAGAAGTTTGAAGAGAAATCGTTTGAAGATGTAATGTCGCAGCTCAATGAAGAGTATGACGAAATTACAACACTTGATAGATTAAAAGAATTTGCAAAGTTAAAACTAGATGAAGGTAATTATCTATTGGCAAATCATATTATTGAAGCGTTACAAGCTGGACATGATGAAGATTGGTGGGATTATGATTACTGCATGGGTACTCTTGATACGCCAATTCCAATGACAGAAAAGGCAGATGTAGAACATTTAATAGATGATTAGAAAGGTAGGTTGATTAGTATGTTAAAAGTAAAATATGTTGGATTTGGTGGATATATGGAAGTTCCTTGTTATGAAGATGAAAACGGAAAGCTATGGATAGGTATGGAATATGGACTCGCCAGCTATGAAAAAGGAATCCTTCGCAGGGAAAAAGAAAATAATGGTAGAAATGGACTTTCATTATATACAGGAGCTTATAGGGAAGAATGGGGAGAGATTTGTGGAGAACCAAATAGAAGAGTAACAGAAGAAGTTATATGTGATAATCCATTTGTAAGACATCCAAGAGAAATGGATTACATGATGCTTAGTAGATTAAAGGCAGATTGTGACTATTTCTTAGGTAACGGAAACGGATATGAAGGACATCTGTATTACAAGTCAGTTGAAAAGCATTGCAATGAAATGGAAAAATTATGGAACTCATTTGCAGAAGATGAAAAACCAGAATGGTTGACAATGGAACAGATTAAAGAATACAGAGAACAGATGTTAAATGCAAGGAGGGATTAGTTATGTTACCACAGATTCAGTATGATAAGGCTCTGCTTGGCAAATTAAAGAGTAATTATTTTAATGCAAAGGCATTATACGAATGCATTAAGGAACAGGCAGAAGAAATTCAACGGAAGATTCTTGCAGAGAATGAATTTTACGAGACAGAAGATATTGCGGAAAGGATGGAAAAGAGAGGGGGAAGTGGTAAGCCTGAACGCATCCTTGATCCTGACCATACATACATGATGGATTTAGATAATGAGCTGCCACGGTTTATTGATTTATGTTATCCAGAATATGTAAAAGCTGGTATAGCAGATTCAAGAGGTAAGGATTATATTCCAGAAGCGAATGCAAAAGACTTAATGTATGAGGCAGAAAAACAGCTTGTAGAGTATGGAATTGATATCATCCCTGACGAATTTGGGGAAAAGGAAACTCTTAGAAAAGCAGTACAGATGATTAAGTATAGAGATAAAGTGCTTGATTTAGTGCTGAGATTAGAAAGTGGGGAGGTCGAGAATTATGCAGAAAATAATTGACAAGGCTGTTTTATCAGACGGAACGAAAATACAGCTTGAAGATTGGCATGATGAAAATACAAAGGAATATCCTGATTTACATGGATATACAATTGGAGCTTATCCAATCGCTAAGAATACAAATAAATGGGGATTGATAAGAAAGGGAGAATCATTTAGGCTTGGTATTTCTCAGAATAAATACAGAAATTATACAGAAGAAAATGTATTATCAGATTATGAGGCATTAAAAAACGGGGATAAGACATTAATTGATTTGCGTGAATATTTTTGGAACACTAAAAAGGATGAGTTTTATTTAGGTTTGATTGATACTGAACCTGAATGGTAAATTAACGAAAGCAGAGGTAGGTGATATAAATGGCACAGCAAATATATTATTTACATAGCTGTAATGAATGGAAAGAATATTCTAGTATGCGACTTCTTTTCATTGGAACATCGCAGCAGAAGTTGAAAATGAAAATCTCAAAGGAAATCGAAGAAGGTAACATGGAGTATAAGCCAGTTACTGCTTATCAGGATTGGAATGGAGAACATCTTATATGGAAAGATAAAGAGAATACTCCAAAACAACAAGCGAAGTTATTCAGAGATGATTGGGAAACAAAAAGTCGTGACAGTATAAGAAGTGAGCTTATATATGGAGATTTTAGTTACACATATAATAATGAAGAGATGTAATAACTAAATGAAAGAGTACTTTTATAGAAAGGAAAAAGGTAGTAATTATGAAAAAATATGTAGTAATTTGTTATTCGGTTCACAATAAAGAAATTGCAAGCTATGATGCATTTAAAAATAAGGATGACGCATATGCGTTTCTTGAGAAGGATGCACAAAATACTTATGAAGAAGAAATGAATAACTCTGACAAAGAAGGAAAAGAACAGATTGATTTTACAATAAGTGATGATGGAACTGCATATTTATCTTCTTGTGATTGTGAGTATGAATGGACATGGGAAGTAATTGAAGTGTAAATCAAACAGAGAATAAATAAAGGCAGACGCAAATAAATGTGTCTGTCTTATTTATTAGGAAGGAGAATGCGAAATGCAGTTGATGAAATTTGTAACAAGAGACACCAAAGATAAAAATAAAATTCTTGTATGGTGTACAACAAACAGACTAATTACATTCAGAGATTTCATGCAGTATGCATTGGATAATTTGAAAGATCCTAAAGATTTTATGATTATTGATACAGAAAAGAATCTTGTTTATGACATGTATAAAGTTGCAACAGAAATATATGGAATGAAAGAGAGAACCTTTGAAGAAATAATGAATGATGTTCATACAGGAAAATGGGCGAAATATTCTGATGATGAATTGAAAGGTTTAGAGAAAGGAGAATGTAAAGATGATTACACGGAATTGTTTTGGAAAAATTACCCCACGAATAAGTAAATATGTTGTAGAAAAGCGATACGATGGAAAATGGGAAATTAATAAAGAAGAGTATTGTTTAAAGACAATAGCAGTTGTTGGAGATGGTGTTCTGATGTGGATTGGAATTGAATCATTTGATTCAATGGTAAAGGCATATGCATGGTTAAAGAAACATGTAAACGAATTATTGTAGGAGGTAAGGAAAATGAAAATTAAAGAGTATAAATTATACAAGACAGCTAAAAAGACAGCAAAAGAAAATAACCTGGAATATGTCGATTCGTTTGAAACTGGTAAAAGAAATATCTTATTTGACTTTTCATTGTTAGATAATGCAGATGAATTGACAGATGAAGAGAAGCAATACATCAGAAATCATGCATTACGGTATGTGCATATAAGTAGTTGTGAGCAGTTCTACGGAAAAGACTTTGATAATTTTACAACTTGTATTGGCAGAGCATTGTATTACCCACATAAAGTTTATGATGAACATGGCTGCGAACGCAGATATGTGATTATGCAGCTTGCAAAGATTATACATACAAGAGGTACACGAAATAGTGTATATGATGAGTATGATTCAACGGAAATTAAAATTGACAGTGGTTACACAGAACCGGTAAGTGATTATGAAGTATAGAAAGCGAGGTTGGTTGATATGTTAGAGAAAGAATACAGATACTATAAAGATAACGGAAAGCTTATGAGACTACATATTGAACAGGATGATGAGCCACTTGATCCACGGTATGATTGGGATGGTCAGATAGGCAAAATGATGTGTTGGCATAGAGAGTATAGGCTTGGAGATTATAAGGATAATGACTACAACGACAATGAAGATTTCTTGAATAATCTTGTAAGAGAAAATGTAGAAGATAAATCAATTATTAATTATATCAAGGCAAAGAAAACATCAAATGGACTTGAATTAAGATATAACCGACATGAAAAAATGTGGCAGTTATGGGGAACATATTATTGGTTTCCACTTGGTACAAGTAAGGAAGCAAAATTTGGTATCATTGAAGAATATGAGTCACTTGATTGGTTGATTGATGACATGATTGAAGCTTTGCCACAGAAAGATAAATGGTATTTGTTAGAGAAACACGCAAACATTGTATATCTTCCACTTTATCTTTATGACCATAGCGGAATTACAATGAGCACTGGAAGTTTCGGTGACAGATGGGATTCTGGTCAGGTTGGATACATCTATACAGATAAGAAAACAATTTTCGATTGTGGTGGTAAAATACAAAATGCAAAAGGAAATTATGTAAAGGTTACAAATAAAAATTGGAAAGAAGCTGCATACCAGTGGATGCAAGGCGAAGTTGAAGAGTATGACATGTATTTAACTGGTGAAGTGTATGGAGTTATCACCGAAGAATACAACTCGAAAGATGAGGATTGGGAAGAGAAAGATAGCTGTTGGGGATTCTTCAATGACAAATGGGGTGACGAGCTTATTAAAGAAGTCGCACTTGATTTTGGTGTAAGCGAAACGCTATATGAGGAGATGGATGAAGTAGCATAAAACCAAATGAAAGAACTGTTTACAATGAATAGGAGGCAATAATTATGGAAGAAAAAGATATTAGAATTTGTCCAGTATGTAATAAGGAAGTAGAAAGAAATGATATGAATTTCACAAGAGACTCACTTTTAGATTAGTGTGTAATGATTGTTGGGAGAAATTGATGGAAAAGGGATATGATGGTGAATATTACAGCGAAGCAGATGAATGTATTGATGAAGATTTTTAGGAGGTAGCGTAATATGACATACTACGAAACAAAAATAGGAAAGATTATTGAAGAAGAGTTTGATTCACGAATGGGAAATGCAGTTATTTCTTACATTATGGATAAAGGTATGAGCAACGTAAAGGAGATTACTGACGAGCAGATTGAAAAACTTGAAGGTAACGGACTTATGACACAGGATTTTGTTCAGTCGTTAGTAAGGTGTGCAAGACGGATATGCAAAGAGTGTGAGTGGATTGAGTTGATAGAGTTCATTAGATTACATTTATGGTGTACTCCAATGGTACATAATGTGTATTTATATAAGGAAAATTTTAACGATGAGTCATTTGCAGAGCTGCTTGATAATCTGGATCTTGATGAAAGCGAAGTCGGTGAAGAGATTAAGTTATTTGTAGTAGTTGACAAGGATTGTTTAAAGGAGTGATTGATATGATGACAGAAGAGAGATTCAAAGAGACAAATTATAAAATGAGTTACGAGGAATACAAAAAGTGCGATTGTACTGAATGTGATAAGGAAAATTGTATTCACAGAGGAGCATATAGAAGAGTGCCTGAAATTGATGGTGGTCTTGGTTTATGTCCTAATTTGAAGGGAGAGTGATTAAGATGTTCAAATATATAATCAGTTATGATGGCGGTCAGTTAAGAGATAGTGGAGATTTTGAATGGGGATTATTTAATTCCTATGATGAAGCAGAAGAAGAAGCTAACAACGCAAAGGAAGAATACATGAATGACTGGGACATTGAAGGTAGTGAATATGATCCTGATGATTTCTGTATTGAGATTGAGGAGGTGTAGGTATGAAGTATAAAAATAGATACGCAGATAAGGCGAAACAGAATGCATATATGAATGCTTGCGATTGTTTATATTTTGGATTCGGAAAGATTTTTTGGAATGATTGTGGATGTAATGATGATTCAGTATGGGATCAAGCAATAAGAGATATGCAGGGTTTGTAAGGGAGAATAAATGAATAGCGATAGTTAAAGCAGAGATTTAATTATCTCTGCTTTTTCTAAATACATATAAAGGAGGGAAGTTAGTATGAAACCATATCAGAAGTACGGTGACTTTTATATTCCAGGCGAAGACATCAAGTTTCCAACAGAAGATGAAGCTTTGGAATACATAAGAGAGAACTACTAACAATGAGAGGCATCGGCTGTGACAGCAGCCGTATAAGTCCTCAACTCCTTATATGAATTATAACATAAAATGGAATGGAGAACTATTAAAACATGGAGATTTTAGACAAGAAACGGAGTGATGAAAATGAAGAGAACACAAAAAGAAATTAAGCAGCAGACAGAAGAATGGTTAGATGAACGGTGGATGATTGCAAATATGAAAGATACAAGACCACAGGATATGAGTTATTACATGGGTGCTTTGAAAGCTCTTGAATTTGTAGGATATGAATGGAAACGTGATGCAGATGGTAAGCATACATTATTTAAATAGATTGGAGCGATAGAAATGAAAATTACACAGACAAGAGTAAAGCAGTATAACAGTACATACAAGACAGTTATTGCAGTAGATGGAGTACCTGTATGTATTACACAGAGTAATAAGAGAGCAAGCGACATTGTTTCTTATTTGTCAGGATATGATGTTGAGATTAATGATGGAAAATTAAAAAAGCAGTTGGATAAGATTAGAGATATGAAATAGCAATTTCATTTTAAGATTGGAGAACAAAATTATGGATAATATCACAGTAATTACATTAAATGCAAACGATGAACAAATAGAAACAGTCTTGACGGTGGATGAATTAATCTATGCTTGGCAGCACGATATAGATATTCCAACCAATGACGATACTGTTGTTAGTTGCGTGTTAAGTGAAACGCAGTTGTATTTTGAAACATTTGGTGAATTAATGGAAGCTTTGACTGGAAGCGATAGAAAGGATAGTTGATTTATATGATATTTAATATAAAATTTTGGAGCATGGAAAAGTATTTACCTACAAAAAGATGTAGAAATTTAAGGCAGCGTTATGTAAAAAATAATATAGATGTAAATATTAAAGAATTGATTGAAACAGATTTTCCAGTTGCTTTTATTATACATGATTATCAAAGTGTATATGAAAATGCAAAATCTTATGATGATTTTTATGGAAACGGTGAATATAAAATGTTTTCGGAAGAAATGAGAACATACAACGGAAAATTATTCAAGCCAGTAAGAATTTCGCATGGAACGGCAATTAGTACAAACTTTGAGTCGTTTGACTATATTAAGCAGAGAATACAAGATTATGATCCATATTGGAAAGGTGGAGAAGATTTCACCGAAAAATCTATTGTAAAGGAAAGCAATATAGAAGAATGTAAACAAATTATTTTTTCAAGAGCAGAAAATTATGTGATTTTCGATGGTAAGGTTTGGGAAACTTGCGGAGAACCAATGTACAATGTTACAACTTTTGGACTTGGACACAATCACGGAGGAACAGGATTTTTTATACAGTATAATTACAATTCAAACATTAGTAATAAAAATTATTTTAATGCTCTTGAAAGAGAAAAGGCGATTACATATGGAAAACAAGTTGCTTTAAATCGTGGTGATACAAATAGTATTGATAATATGGGAGAACATGATATTATTGAAGTTTTGATGCCAGAAATGGTCACAAGAAACCCACAGAAAGAACACGGAGAAGGAGATTCTTTTATGAATTTAATAGAAGATGTAATTACCAATACAGATAGTAGTATGGAAGCTGGATTATTAACAGCTTGTCTATGTGCAAATGAAATTAGTAAGGAGTGATGAGATGACAAAAAATGAATTAAAAATGAAATTAGAAGCAGGTGCATTTCTTGTAGATTTATTTGATTTGACGTATGGACAGGAATGTTTGATTTATAAGGGAAATTTTGAAACCTCTGATCAGATTATTTATATTCCAGATGTTGATCTGAACGAAATTGATACAGAATCTGTATTAGAGGATGAAGAAATTGAAAATGTGCTTAATCATTGTTATACAGGAAATGATTTTGTTGATGAATGTAACGGTCATAGAGAAGTAGCAAAAGAATTATTTGATTTTGTCGATTGGCAGAATCCAAATGTTCAGGATTTATTAGATGGATATGATGATGAAGAATTTGAAGAAAGATATGGATTTTCAATGGAAGAGTTACTATGAAACAAGAGTTTCTTTGGAAGAATGGAGGATATAATATGCGATTACCACAAGAATTATTTGCAGAAGCCTTATGGTTGGAATGGGATAATCATTATGGAATTATCCATAAAGAAAAATTACCAGATCTTCTCAGACGATACAATCTAAAATTAAAAAAGGAAAAGACTTTGGATGATATACAACTAGCTTTCGGTCGAGGTCTTAAAGGTACGTTTTGTAATACGGCAAAACAAATAGAGCAAATTGCTGAAGAAATTGACAAAATCTGTATCATTGCCAATTGGGAAGATGCGGTTGCAAAGTATAAAATTTGATGAAATGAGGATTTACTGTGAAGAATGGAGGTATATATTATGAGTAACTATGTTGACGAATTGAGAAGAATTCAAAATTTAACAAACGAAGAAATAAACGAAGGAAAGAAAAATAAATTGGCAACAGAAATTGTCGAATTATTTGAAGAACTTTTAGATAAAAAAGGAATTGAAATTCCTTGTGAGGATGCGACTGAGCAAAAAGAAAGATACGATGGAAATAATGTCGCCAAACTATACGGAATGGAATATTTTGATTTAGTATCAAATGTTCAGAGCTTATTATAAAGGAGAGATGCATTATGGTAAGAATTAAAGATGGAAATTATATAGCAATATTCCACGATAGAATGATTGAAGTAAAAGCAGATTCAAAAAGAGATGCTTATAATAAAGCAAAAAGATATTTTGAATCCAGAGAACATAGAGAATTATTTGATGGTGAGCTAAAAGTGTGTCAAATACCATCTATGATAGGTATTCTTGATGAGTAAATGAAACGATGATTTACAAGGAAATTAGAAAGGTTAAAATGGTGATAATATGGGACAGAGAAGCCAAATTTATATAAGATATAATGTAAACTATGTGTATGGTTCGGCAACGGATCATCCAAAAACGCAGAACTTTAAAGGTTTAATCGCAAGATATTTCCAGTGGAATTACGGTGAGAGAATGATTAGTCGTGCAAGATACATTACAGAGGAAATTAAAGATGAATTTATGGAATATAAATACTGTTTCAATGACAATGAAAAGCTTGAAAAGCTAAAACGTTTCTGTGAAACGAATTTTGACATGAAGGATATTGTATTTAGTTCTGATATTCTTAAAGAAGTTGAAGAATTTGACGGAGACTTACAGCTTTTATTTGGACAACCAAATAATGATGGACAGCTTTTTATTGATATAACAGATGCTGGAATTAAATATTGCTTTATGAAATATTATAATGAAGGCGAGCCTATGAATGGCGAGAATTACATGAAATGGAATTGTGA